AATGTTACAGTGTAAATATAATAAAAAAGATTGACATAAAAAAATTTATTTGCAATTATTTTGCCAAAGTTATTAACAATCTTCTTCAGGTTCTTCTTCGATCGGTTCGGGTACTACCGGAGGTTTCAGGTCGGCTGTAGATTGATTCCACATGTCATCCCAAAATACAAACACGGGCCTCTTAATCCAGTCCATTCTATTAAAAGGTACAATTAACTGTACCTGGACCGATCGTAGAAGAACTATCATACCAAAAAGGATTTTGTTGTCCTGGATATGACGGATTAAACGGATTGGCCGGAACTGGAGTTGGCGGAGTATAAGGTACTGTTGGCATTGGCATAAAATCTGTTGCCATAAGAGTCATCGCCTCTTCAACAGTGATATGCTTTGCCTCTAGTAGTCTCTGAATAATATCAGACTTAGATGGCTTAAGATTATAAGTTATTTTCGTAGTGTTAGTAGTATCCATGTTAATTATACTTATGAGTTATATATTGTTTCAAACTAAAAAGAGTCCCGGAGGACTCTTTTGCTGCGGAAGATGTAGGATTCGAACCTACGGTACCTTGCGGTACAACAGATTTCAAGTCTGCCGCGATCGACCACTCTGCCAATCTTCCGGATGTTCTTTAACTACTGGCCGGTCAGTGTTATATATCTGCTTAACTTAAAGTATCAGCGTATTTTTCGACTTTCTCTTCTATATGTTTAACTTGTCTATGTAACTCGTCTTCCATAGCATGGAATAAATTATAGATATTGGATACTTGTTCAGCAACACCATTAGTTAACTTATCAGTTCTAGAGTCAATTCTACCATCGACTTGTCGAATGTCTTCGGTAATTTCTTTAATTCTTTCTGTAAGACTGCGTACTTCAGCATTTATAGTGTTGTACATTGAGTCTTCAGCTCTTTGGTTGCATTCATAGATCTCTTGGATCTCTTTGTGTAGGTTTGTAATCTCTGCACTCAATCTTTTAGTCTGAGCGCTAATTCTGAACATACTGTAAACACCGGCAATTGCCAATACAGACAGTACACCCAAAAGGAAGTAGTAGATGTTTTCCATAATTGTCTAATTTTTTTATTAGACCGGCCAATAAGTCAAAGAACAATTTCTTATATTAGAGTTTGCCTCCGGCAGGTTCTATTACCTCGTTGATTTTAGTGAATGTGTATTTTGGTTTAATAACCTCATTCAAAGATTTACCTTGTGATTCTGCATTATGGAATGCTTCAAAGTCTTCTTTCGTCACATTTGGATATACATATGATCCGTGGTTAAAATGGATCACTAATGTTTGATTTTCGTAATCATAAGATGCTGATCTAACTGTAGATGAGTCATACTGTGTGGTTGTGGATTTGATCATTGGTTGTTTTTTATTTATACCAAAAGATCTAGGTTTGTTTCAACCCTTAGGAAACTTAAAAGAAGGCATTGTAGTATTAGGCATCTTTGCTCCGGCAACACTAGAAGTTATGTTATTTATTGGAAACTTAGGTGTTGGTGCTTGTCCTACTGCTCGGTTGCTATTATCTGGTAAAGAAGCATTAGGGTATTCTGGATCTCTTGTTATTCTTTTGCCCATGTTAATATCAGTTTGTTCTCTCTTAACCATAGGTCCTTCTCCAATTAAGTTTTTAACTGATTCAACCTTACCTTCTTTATTCTTATGCTTATAATTTGCTTCCGGTGGCATTTTCTGATATTCTGCATTGCCATCCAATTCGGATTGCATATCATCCATGTATTCGGTTTTCACCTTATCTTTTTTAGCAGGTTTATCATAAGTTTCTACTCTACCTTGATAATTATCATTTACCTTAACCTCAGTTTTTGGAGAATCTGGTGATTCTTTTGTACGTTGGTCTTTGTTTAATTCTTTTGACATTGGGAAATTAGCAGCTGCTTCAGATGCAGGATCTTGCGGTTTAGCAAATTCCTTATTAGAATTTTGCATTTCCTTTTTCATTTGCTTATTACTGCTAAAGTTATTTTTATTTAGATTAGCAAGAGCATCATTTGAATTCTTTCCACTTTCAGAAGAATCTAGTTTCATATCTTTATGCGCATTACCTAGCCCTAACTCCTGCGTAAGTATTTGCTTTGCTTGAAGTTTGTTTTCAGCAATTATATCTAAACTTGAAAATATCTGAGCCATATGTTATTAAGTTTTTATATTGTAGTATGATTAAGGTTTTTTAATACTTACTTCTCCACTAACGGTAATTCCATCGTCGATTGTAGATTTTAAACTATTGATTGCTGCTATCATTCTAGACATGTCAGCACCACCGCCACCGCCCTGTGGTTTTTTATCTCCAAGTCCTACAAAGTTTTTAGCTTTATCGAGTAAACCTTCGCTTTCGCCACCGCCACCGCCGCTATATTTTTCAATTAAGTTACCAAGCTCTTCGATTGCTAAAACTAACTTATCGCCTAGTGCTTCAACTGCACCTTGACCACCTTGTTTAGAAAGATAACCTAAAGCATGAATCATATCTGTTGTTTTACCGATACTGATGATATTCATTCTATTTGAAGATTCTGCGATACTCTTATAAGCTTCTGCAACGCGTTCTAATGCATCTGCTTGTTTGTCGAATGTAGAATCATTTAATACTTTTGCAAACTTAGTGGCTGCGTTATATGCAATTACGGGTGAGTGTGCTATCTTATAGAATGCACCAGAAATATCAACCATTGCTGGAGCCATTGAAACTACAGCACCACTTGCAGATCTTAATGCTTTTAAGATTGCAACAACTGGATGATCTTCACCAATCAACATACCTAATAAACTTTTACCTTGTGAACCACCAGTACCTAGGATTGCTAAAATTGCTGGTGCCATTTGAGTTAAAGCATCTGCTTGTCGTTGGTAAGTATCTTTTTGTAATTCTACTAAGAATTGAATAGATGGATTAAGTTGATCTGCAGTTACAGTACTCATCATCACATAAGAATATGCAATTTTTGCTAAACCAACACCTGCAATATAAGCTTGCATTGCAAAAGATGTAAAATGTTTTGCAAGTTCACCCATTACTTTACTAGTAATTTCAATCATTTTTACCATTGCAAATAATTGCATTAGAACTTGGAATGGCTGTAATGAGAATCCTTGGAAACTATCTTTTAATTTAACTACAGATTGAGATAAATCGTCTACCAGTTCTGCTACACTCTTGCCACCCATGCCACTCATAACTAATACAGTCATGAATCTATTTAAACTCTGTACAACATCATCTATATAAAGTAACATTGTTGCTGCTTTAGCAAGTTTCATAAATGCTGGCGCTAATTCAATAATTGCCTTTCTTTTACCAATCAAGTCATCTAAAATATCTAAAGGTCCTTTTTGTTCTTCTCCACCAAAGAATGATGTAATACCATTGATAAATGAACTAGCTGCATTTCCTAATGCTCCTAATACACCACCAGCTGCTAAACCTGCAGTCGCACCAGCTAGAAGAAGCAATGCTACTGAGATTGCACCAATACCAATTGCTAATGGAATTAATTCATCTACACCTACCTCATTCTTAAGTCTTGCCAATAAATCTATAATACCATTAATAGGAGCTAGGATAAAATTCATGATGTTTTTTCCGATTGCACCAAGATCTGGTAAGAAGTTAAAGATCCATGCTACTGCCAAGATAGCAATTGCGATGATGATTATACCTACAGCACCAAGTGCTACACCAACTAGACCGATACCACCAGAACCCATAATAAATGTTGCCAATGCCATCATCGGTACGCCGACTGCTGTTAATGCAGCAGCAGTTCCTAATGACCATTCGGTTGGAATATTAGCAAAGGTTGATGGAAGTATACTAAAGATCCATGAGATTACAAAAATTGCTGCTGCAATCGCTATCATACCTACTAGACCTTTTGCTAGATCACCATAACCTAGACCCGTTTTATCCATAACCAACGCAATTAATACAAATGGTATTGCGAATACTACTAGAGCAACTCCTACTTTTGCAGTCCATTCAAAATCTGGTCCGTTCCAAGTACTTGGTAATTGTGTAAATAACCAAGCAACTCCAAGAATTGCTAAAGCCATAAGTACAATTGCAGCACCAGCCAAAAGCATTTCTTTTATTGTAGCACCTTTCATTGCTTTTAATACTAATGAATAGCTTAACGCAAATGCCAACATTCCTAGACCTACTACTACCATCCACATTAATGGTGGAGTTTTCTTCTCCAATTCAGCTGGATCTGGTAGAGCTAAAAATAACCATGCAGCTCCAACAATAGCACCTGCCATTGCAACAATAGCAAGACCTGCTAATAGAACCATTTTAACACCTTCCATACCCCCAGCAATTCCAGCGTTTGAAAGTGCTTTAATAAGCATACCCATTGCAAATGCAACTGGGATTAATGTAAGACCGACCATGATTGCCACTAAAAAGTGTTTCATTGTTAAGTCAGTGTTAATCAACTGTAATATATAAGAAGCTGCAACTAAAGAAAGCATACCTGTTACAATTAACAGCATTGCCATACCCATTGTTTTAACTCCATTTAAATCGGCTTTAACACCATTATCTGTTAATGTTGATATAATTTTAGCTAATGCAAATGCTAATACAAGCATAATTACTGAAACACCTAGTGCTACTAAAAATTGCATTCCACTAGGTTGACCAATCAACATTAATATATAAGATGCTGCAACTAAGGCAACCATACCTGCTATAATAACAAGCATTGCCATTCCTATTTGTTTAACACCTTCTAAATCACCTTTAATTTTATTCTTTGCTAAAGTCGTCAGAATCTCGCCCAAAGCAAAAGCTAACGGGATCATGATAATTGCAACACCTAATGCTACTAAGAATTGCATACCACTAGGTTGACCAACAAGCATTAATAAGTAAGATCCTAGTACTACAGCGGCCATCATACCCAATATACCTAATAAACCTGCACCTACTAAGGATCCTGGATTTGAACCTACGTTTTTGTAAACTACTTTGCCATCTGGCAACATAGTTTTTTGAACCGAAGAATTTTTGCTTCCTTTAGATAATGCGTCAACCACCATACTAAATGCATATGCAAGAGGTATAAATAAGATCGCTACCGCTAAAGCAACCAGTATTTGCATACCGCTTGGTTGACCTATAGCCATTAATAAATAAGATCCTAATACAACTGCAGCAAGCATACCTAGTATCCCAAGAAATACGCCACCCATTCCTTTACCGCCACCTTTAGTTGTTAATACTTCACTAGAACTACCATCTGCATCTACATTTTTCTCTAATTTAGATCCAAAAAAGGCATCACCTAGTTTAACAAATGCTGGTGTAATTAAAAGAAGTATTCCAGCGACTGCTAATGCGGTTATTAATTGCATAATACCGACTATTGGTGTTGCTTGTAAAATCAATGCAGCTCCAACGATTGCAACAGAAACCCCGATTACAAGTGCTGCAAGTCCACCAATTTCTTTTACGGTTAAACCTTTAAAACTACTAGCGTCACCAAGCACCATACCATCTTTAGTTTTCTGGTCAGTGGCTTTACCACCACCTTTAACACCAAAGTGATTATTTTGATCTATTAAAAGTTGTTTAATATCACCTAAAAGTACTGTTTGGTCTTCAATCTGTTGACCTACATTATACCCATTGTCCCATCTCCAAAGAATGGATTCCATGGAAGTCAACGCACGAGTTTGTTCTTTTGTTGACTCGCCTAACTTAGTTAAAGGACTTAATAATAGTTGTAAAATGTTATTCACTTAAAACTGTGATCTTTTTTGACGCTTATTAGCTTGTATTGTATATATCAAAGGTCCCACCGACTAGTAGGACCCTTTGATATTACTTATTACTTCATTTTCATGCTTGGCATCTTAGGCATACTCATGTTTGGCATTTTCATGCTGCCTCGCATGCCGGACATTGCCTCGTTTTGTTGAGAATTTTGGCCATCTTGTGCCTCTTTCTCTTTCTTCAAGTGTTCGATTAAATCTTTTACGATATACCAATATTCATAATAGTCCATCTCGTTCAACTCGCTAGGTTGCATATGTAGATGGTAATAAAGGTAGAATCTCGTTTTAAAGAAGTTCTCCAGAGAGATCCTGAACAATGAAAAGAGTCTTGATCCCCCCGCGAAAGTTAATGGGGATAATCTCCTCCGTATCCCCTAGCATTACTTTCATTTCAGGTTGCAAACCTACTTTCATTTGTTCTGCTAATCTATAAACTAGCATATATTTCTTTGGATCCCATCCATTCATTTCGATCTCAAGTTCAAAGAGTCTCTTTTGATTAAAGAATCTCCAGTCACCACCTAAGTAAGGTGCTACCTGAATTAGAGATTGGTCAATATTAAGACCTTGTTCTCTACGTTCTTTAATGTACTTAGTAACTTCTTGCATTAAACCTACTGTTGGTGGTCTCATTGTGAATTCACCAAAGTTTCTAGTTTGGATTGTGAACGCTCTAGTTCTAGCATCATAGTATTTTTCAATTTCAGCTGGAATAGAAAAGTACTGGAAGTATTCTCTTCTGATTTCAACTTCATGCTTTTTACCATCTTTAGTTTGGTGTTCAACTTTAAGTGTTGCTTCTGGTTCAGGGAACGTTAAATCTCTAATAGATAAGATTAGAATGAAACGATCTTCTTCTAATAGATCCTTATAACCCACTCTGACTGATTTAGAAGACACCTGAGTACATGAATCAACGATTGCATTCAATTTATCATCAATGTCTAATAAGTTGTTCTCATCCATTGTAGAGAAGTGTCTGATCTCTGCAACTTTAGCAGCTCTAATTTTGATTGATAAGTCAGTTGGATAGAATTTACCTTTTGAAGGCAATGTATCTACTGGCAATTCATGCCATCCTAGAATAACATCAGCTTTTTCAGCTTTACCAGGGCCAAAGTTATCCATGTTAACTTTTCCTAGACCGTGTTGATTGATTGCATCTTCCATTGATTCAACTTCTGCATCATCTACAGAAGAATCATTCATGAATTTTCTTTCATTTTCTTTCTCTTCAAGAAACTTTGCCATTTCTTGTTCGTCTTGTGTGTTGTAATTGTTTTCTGACATGTTATTTTGATTTTAGGTTTTTAAGATTTTGTTTTACATAGGACCTTTGTTCGATTGTCCTTTTTCCCAGGTCTTCCTTTATTAAATTTCTTATAAAAGCACTTACCGATACTGGTCTGGTTTCAGTTTCAAGAGCTTCATTAAGAATAATTCTATTGATCTGGCTTACTTCTTCTTCTGTTAGTAAGACTTGAAGCTTTCTTGTTAGTTTTCCATTTTCCATTGTTTAGATTATGTTGATAATATATTATATTTTCAGTGCTTAAAAAAAGAAGAGACGTGGGCCTCTTCTTTTTTATTAAAGCTATAATGTTTATTAGTTCAATTCTTCAGACCAAACATCACATCTCCAAGAGATCTCAAGAGCTTGAGGATCAGCAGATGAATAATCTAGTGAGTCTGTAAATCCGATACCCGATGTGATGAAACAATCATCTAGGGTAACTTTTCTAAAGATGTCACCTTCTCTGTTAAATTGTACGATAACGATTGTACCTACATAGTTCTTTTTAAGACCCATTTCGCCAGTCTCAGGATTATACTGAGCTCTGTACCATTGTCTAAGAGTTTTGTAAGCATACGCTTGGTTTGAGTCATTTAAGTTCAATGAGAAGTTAACTGTTACGTCAACTGCAGATCCATCCGGCATACCAGCATAAGATCTAGTTGCGAATTTGTACTTTTGCTCAACAGCCGCTACTTCTCTGTGAAGTGCTGCTAGACCGCCAATTGAATTAATATGTTGTAGAAGCAATTCAGCGCCTGCTACACCTGCTGGAGGTAAAATAGTTACCTCGAATAGGTTAGCCTGTACTGGTTCAAAGTTTCTACCTTTTTTACTGGTTTGGTCTTCTGAATAGTGTGGTAAAGCCATGTTCTTATTTCTTTTATTTTATATATCTCTGTTCTTATGCAAAGTTACCTGTTGCAATTTCACCAGTGTTTAAGATTGTTACTCTCGATACTAGAATTTCTAGTCCTTTAACAGGTTCAACAAAAGTATCCAAGATACCCATATTGTTATCGATAACATCATTTGTGTTGTTTGTTGTGTCCATGATATTTCTGTAATCGTAAACACCACCGTCTTTCTTCACTGATTCCATGAAGTTATCAGCTAGAGTTTTGATCTCCAATCTTGTTTGAGCATTGTTAAACTCGAACAAGTAGTTTTTCAAGATCTCTGCTAGACCATCTTCAATGTAAATCATTGCTTCTCTTACGTGAGCTGTAGAAAGTGCAGATTGAATTGATTGTTGTGCAGTTTTGTTACCTTTGATTGTTAAACCAACTCCTCTTTCGAAAACGATTGGGTTAATACCAAATGGCTCAAGAACATCTCTATCATTTTTATCAAATGCATATTCGATACCTTGTACCCCAGCACCACCAATAACACCTCTTCTAGGTCCAGCAACGATTGACCAAGGCAATGCGTCTGAGTATTTGTCGATGTAGTTATTTGAAACGTACGCTGCAGGTGGAACAACTTTAGTTCTACCGTTTTCTAGGATATTTAAACCTGGACCGTAGTAGAATGCAAATGTAGCTCCTTCGTTAACTGAAGGTAACGTGTACAATGAAGTTGGATTCAAGTTAATATTACCACCAGTTGCGATGTATCTTGTACTGAATGTACCTGTGTTCTCATCAATAAATGATGGGTTAGTACATGCTTTCAATTCTTTCACCATCGGTGCGTTAAGGATTGCAGAAGCATTTTGTCTTTCTTTACATAACATTGCGATTTGTTCTTTGTTCAATAACACGTTATCTTCCAATGAACCGAAAGTATCAACTACATATCTGAAAGTAATTGCGTCTTTGTCAATCAATGTGTTTGAAAGGCCATTACCTGGTCTTAACATTTCTAATAGACCTGCAATGGTCTTATCAGATTGTGTTACACCTGCTAGAGGGAACAATGTATAAGTAGTTGTAGCTTCTTCGTATCTTTTAAGTGCAAATTCTGGTTCAACTGGCATATTTCTATGAGTGATGAATCTGTAAGAATAAGTCTTATCATTAATACCGTTATCTACTGGTAATTTTTGAATTTGTAGAATTCTAGCTAATTCACCAACGTTACCATTAGTTGGCATATACATACCTACTTTAATATTAGAGTTGAATGCAGGCTCAGGAGCACTTGTAGCTACTGTTTTAGAGAATGTAAATCTTCCAGCACCTTCATCAACGAAATCCCAATCTAAGAAAGGAACTAGTTGTACTCTATCGTTCTCTTGAATGTCTACTAAATCAAATGTAGTAGTTGCAGTTCTTAAGTAAGGTAAGATTAAACTTGCATTAGGGTTTTGAAGTGTAGTTGAGAATTCATCTGTACCAGTTGCAGAAATTACAATCTGACCTGGAGTTGAAGTATCAATAGATGCGATTTTTGCAAATTCACCTTGGTTAGCACTCGGTAAGAAAGCACCTACTGCCAAGTCGCCTTGAGCTATAAATGAACTTGCTGTGATAATAACTTCACCGTTTACTACTGCGATATTTGTTCCAGAAGCAAATGTAGCTGCAGTTGCACCAGCAAATTTTTCGTATACCGGTTTAGATGGAGCATCACCAATAACAGTGATTGTTGAATCTGTACCGTTATCTGTAATTGCATCAATCTGAACGTATTCACCTGTGATTGAAGATTTCAAGAATGAACCTTCTTCAATACCTAGAGATGCAAGACCAGCCTCTAAAATACCTTTAACAACCATATTACCGTTATTAGCGATTTCAATGATTTTATTTAAAGTGATTGCTGATACTGATTCTTTTTGTGCAACATTGTGAGATAAGAATTGGTAATCTTGGTAGATGTCAAAACCAACACCAACTGAATCAATATTAGCTAATGCTTCTTCATTGATTGCACAGAATAAACCTGTTCTTCTAGCCTCCATGTTAATTAGAGTCTCAATATAAAGTTGACGACCTTCATTGTCCATAAATTCAGGAATCATAGATCCTGTGTATTGAGCCAATAAAGTAACTTCTCTCATTGAAGAGAAAGCTGAAAGTTGAGATCTTAAAAGACCTTCGTTTGTAAACATGTTACCATAAACTGGATCGTTGTTTAAAACTTGTGCATCATATAGACCTTTAAATACTAATACGTCTACCATGTAATCAGAAACGTAAGACATATCGTCTATTCCTTCTGGAACATTACCTTCACCATACCATTCTCTTGCTGTTACTTCAAAACCTGCAGTATTTGCAGCTTGTCTAACAACAATCGTAATAGGATCTTGTTTAATGTTTGCGAAAGTGATTGCTCTTTTTGAAGATGATAATTCGTTATTAGCTAGAGCCAATAATTTGCTATCTGCTGGAGTCCAGAATTTATCTTTATCAAAGATTTTGCTGTACTCATCAGAACCAAACGTTGCTTCTAAACCTTGTTCACCACCTGCAGTTACCGGAGATACAAAGTTAATTGTATCATCGATGTCTTCAGTTGTTAAGTTTAACGCCAAGATTGGACCTCTTGATAGAGCATCCAAACAAGATCTGTGGAAGAACATTCCTTTTCTTTCTAATGTTTTGTCGATTGAACCGAATACTGCAACGAATTGCTCAGTATCTTCGATGAATACTGGTGTATTGTATGGACCCTTTTTAGAGTGACCCACGATCAATCTGATAGTCTCCGCTGGGGTGTTAACCGTTTGAGATTTGTCAAATTCCAGTCTGTAAACACCGGAACTCTTGAACTGTTGTAATTGAGGACTTAATGCCATTGTTGTTCGTTATTTTTTTTTTGTCTTTAATTATATATCTGTCTTAGTTGTGGTTTTATTTCAATAGATCATAAATATCATATTGTAAATCTCCTTCACTATCATTATCTTTATGTAGGATCCTTTCCATAGTTGCATGGAGGTCTGGATCTATAAGATCTAATAGTTCTTCAATAGCATCTGCGTAATCTGTTGTGTTAAAAAATTCTGTTGCTGTAATAGCTGTCATGATAATATCATCGTGTCCCATTTGAGCTCCATATGAACCATTTGCTACTTTACCAAAAAGACTGGCTTCTATAACGGTTGATTCATCTGTTATATCTATCCTATGATCTTTGTATAATTTCGCAAAGTTCTGACAGAAAATTGCTTTATTATCTGCCTTTAATCTAATACCGTGTTTTAAACCTTTACCATCATGTCTATGTTTAAATCTAAGAATCATATCATCATCAAAATCATTTCTTTGTGGGAATACAGTTCTCATATATTGTAAAAGTACAGCACCGTAAGTATTCCATTCAATAATGATCTTAACGTTTTCGTTATAGAACACATCTACTGATAATGTATATAAAATCTTGGCGAAATCTTCAATAACATGTGAGTTACTTTTAAATCTACAAACTTGCTCTAATTTAAAGAAGTCGTACATTGCACCTGGGTTATTTGCATTCTCAAGTTCTTTAGCACTCATCGGTTTAATTTCAAAAATATTAATTACCGAATAGTCACCACCATTACCTTCTGCAATATCCACGGTAAATAGCCAATACTTATCGCTATATCTTGCTGATTCAACATCAAAATTAGGTGTCCATTCCAAACAATCTTTGACATCAATATTAATATAGTCAAATTCATCTAATTCATGGTACACATATTTCTTAGCTCTCTTTCGCATACGTTTAATATCAATTGGATCTAAGAGTAAGTTTGATGAACTTACGAATTCATTTCCATACTGTCTATTAAATGCTTCAATCGAACCTAAGTTACCTAATTCTCTTTGGTACCATGCGTCATCTCGATCTGGGTGTTCCCACCAGTCAATACGCATTGCTTTATATTCATTCTCACCTTTTTCTGCAGCTGCATAAATTTGGTAGAATTTATTAAAACCATTTGGTGTTGAAGTAATTGTAATCCTTGATACTTTAGAGGCCGATAGAGTAGGGTAAACGTTTTCATAGAATACATCTACAATCGAAGGGTGGATATGGGCAAACTCATCCAAGTACAAGTTATGGATGGTAAAACCAATACCTGCCTTTGCAGTAGTTGATTGACCTACTAAACGACAACCATTATCACATTTAACGTTCATTACGTCATACTTGTTAATACCTGGTTTCATAAAGAAAGGTAGGTTCTCAATTACCACCTTTGCTTTATCAATAATTTCTTTAGTAGTTTCACCTTTGTTGGCTAATAGTAGAGTATTCTTATCAACCTGGAATGTTAGGTACCATGCATTAAAAATAGATGCTGTTACCGTTTTACCCATCTGTCTAGAAGCAAGAACAATATTGAATCTTTCATGTTGAAAGTTTCTTAACATTCTTTTCTGGTACTCTCTAAGTTTTACTTGCTTAATACCATCATCGGTCATTACAACCGCATACTTTTCAGCAAAGTAAACAATATCATTAGCGCATCTTGCTAATTCTGTAATCTCGTCATCTGTATATTCAAATACGATTCCACCTTTACGTAAGAATTGTCTACCTTCATAAAAAGGTAATTTGATCTTAGGTCTATAACCTTGATCTAATGCAAGAATTAAATCGTCAATCTGTTTAGTTGACCAAACAATTCTATCTGCATCTATATCTGAATCACCTCTGGGGATCCACTTGTTATCTCCTACGTAGTCACTCATCTTATTCTACCTCAGCATCTTCAATTTCATCTTCTGACAGGTTATTCTTCAATCCTGCTTGGATTGCTGCCATTAGATCTTTAGTTCCTTTTTGTACATTACGGTTACTAGTGTCACCTCCAGCTTCTTCAATAGTTCTAACGTCATCTTTTTTACGATAGATCTCAATATCTCTAGCTATTCTTTTAGTAGATTCTTCAGCAGCCATTAAGTACATTGTTTGTGACTTGATAATATCTAACATTGATTTTTGTAAAGTTGCAAGAACTTCAAACATTCTTGGTGCAAGTTCACCATCTTCAATTGTTTCCAATAAGGTTGTTAGTGCTCTCTCGCCAGCTTGTAGTTGATAGATCAATGATCCCATGGTCATTTCATCCATCTTCTTTTTTGCCTGGATATATTCGTCTTGTTCGATTATATCAGCATCAAGATAGAATTTCATTAGACTAGTAATAGTCTTTATTGCTTTCTTGGATGCTTTATCTTTAAGTTCAGCATAATCTACTCTTCTTGCAGGTACTGTTTTAGTCTCTACTGGTAAATCTGTTGGATCACTTTCTACATCTAAAGATTCATCATCTCCGATTAAGAAATCTAATTCTCTTCTAATATCATCGGCTTCTTCAGATATGGTACGTTTTTTGCCTTCACTCATAAAAATATCATTTTTAATATATATTAGACTTAATTATCTAGGCTGGTTGTATTTTCTTAAACCAATCGAAGGAACTGCATTGTCTATTATATATGCCAACTGTGCATCTCTTACAACATTCTGTTGCAATACATTCATATGTTGGTCTTGGTTAATTGTCTTTTTAAAGAGTCTAAGATTTGTTAAATCCATTTTTGCGGGCATTAAAGTCCATTTCTTATCTAAAGTCCAACCGTAGTAATTTGCAAAACTTTTAACCTCAGACATAAATGGTGTCAATGTCTGTGCATTGTTATTTGAGTTTAATTTATTACTGTTAGGATCCAGTTTATATAAATGTACTGAAATTTCTTGATATGTATTATTTAAGTTAAATACAAAACCATACCATGTACCATTATCTAAAGCAACTGGATATGAGAACGTATGTGTATCACCATTCAATTTGATTTTAACTGTAGTTGGAGTTGTAATGATTTGAAGTCCTTCATTCAAGTAACGAGCATCTACAATAATCTGATCTGTATTATCTGTGAATTTAGGTCTAAACCATGCTGTAAATCCAATGTTATCTCTAATAGAAAGTTCGGAACTCTTATTATAGACAACTAATTCCATTCCAGTATCACCAGATGAATCTAAATCATAATGATTCTTTGAAATTACAGTCCATCTATTTCTAATTTCAGCATCTACGATAGTTAATCTATCATGCATTCTAAGTCTAATACCATCTGATACTTCTTTGTAGACTGTTTGGTATTGTTGTGGTTTTGTAACCTTTGCATATTCATCTTGAATTTCTTCACCAAAGATTTCATCCATACCAACTGTTAAATCATCTAGATCTTGTTCGATTTGGCTATCATTGATAATACTTGAAGTTCTCTCTTCGTATTTTTTAAGCATTACTTTCCAATACGTCAGATCTAAATTAAACTCATCTGCATAAGAAACTGCATTTACTTCATACATTCTATTGATTAACGGGAAGTAAAGATAATCTCTAGATCTAGGACTTGGTCCAATACCAAATGCATTCTGGAATTGAGTTTTAGTAATATGGATTTCAAATTCTTCAAAGCCCATACCGAATATATCGTAATTGAATTGCTGTGTTGGAAACTCGTTATCCGGAACCATTACTTTAAATTCAGCTTGTTCAACTACATTGTATAAAGAGTACTCCATTAAGATTACATCTCTAGATCTTTGATCTGGTTCTACTCTAAAGTATTTAACGGTATGTCCCCACATTGCTGTAGAAACATTGCTAAGTTGTCTATAAATAGAACTAGGCTTCTTAAGTTTGTATGGGTCGTACAAAGGTACTCCACATGTTACAATATTTGCACAACCATCAAACGAATAAGGATCTGTACAATCTTGACAGAATTGAGGACATGAAACAATTGTTCCATCCGCTGTTTCTAATTGATATGTTACAGATAATAAGGTTAATTTTCTAGCTTGAGAAAGTTTATCTACTGTAAGTTTTAGATCTAACCATAATGATTTATCTGGATCAAAGTCTAATGATAATAAAGTACCAGGTGTTGTATTCTTATTTAATGGACGAAGTTCACTCATTTCAGCACCATCGGTATGTTGAGCTGCTTGAGACCATCTATACTCATATTCAAAATCATTGTTCAAATCTGGTAATTGATAGAATTTTAAACCTGTTGCACTAAATGGAGCTGGTTCTAACATTGTAAAAGTATAAGCACCAGTTACCTGATCAACGGTATAAGTTTGATTGCCCACAATAAATTGGTCTCCTGAGACTAAATTAAATTGTGCACCTACGCATTGAACTGTTGTCAATGCATCTATGAACGTTAATGTTCCTGCTGTATTCGGTGAAGTTACACCTACTATAACATCGTAATCTAGAACTCTTATAACATTGGCATAAGGCTCTCCGAGTCTTGCCATTATTACGTCTCCGATTTCGTTGGCTGTAAAATTAGTTACCATTTATCATCTGTGCCTAATAGGCTCTATTTTCTTTATATATCTAGGTCTCTATCAGTGACAACCATAACTTCTGGATTGTCCGATTCAAATCGTTCTAGATCCTGGATAATCATGTTGACCAAATTAAATGTCTCACTAGTATTATTTTCTGAGAGATACATGTCTAATTGATTTAAAAACTCTGCAACTTTAAATACCTTAAATGTAGTTGGATTCTTTAATAAACCAGCTCTATGCAAAATTCTATTTACATAGCCCAATTCATGTCTATTAAATCTATCAAAAAGTCTGTAAGTACCTCTAAGTGTTTTAACGTTAAATTTAATCGTTTTCATCTCATCGATTTGAACTAAACGATTATATCCAGCATTCATATTTAGAGTAACTTTAACCCAACCTAAATTAGTCATATTCTTAAACACTTGGTCTAAGAAATAAACTGAGGTAGCTTCTTTATGTGCATTTTCACTGCTGGTTGCTTCAATCCTATTAATGTCTGACCTAAAATAAGTATTTAATATTACTTTGAGCTTGGTTGCAGTTACTACAACCACATCATCGGCAATAACCTTAGGCTCACCGTCTCGTAATAATATTCCCCAGATTTTAAGATCTACAGAATTATACTTGTAGAGCATTACATCTACAACTTCAGAAAAAGTATCGTTATTTTGTAAAAACATCTATTTGCGTTTCAATTTTCTGCAAGTCTGCATATAACGCATCTTTTGCAAAGGTTTTTAATTCATTAAATTCTCTGCGGCCAATCTCGTTTTTAGTCATATAAAGCTCTACTACTTGGTCGCTTGGTGTATATTTATCAGCCTTTGCAGCAGGATCAGCTTTCTTAGTCTTTGTATACCACCAACCCGGAACTGCTTTAAATCGTTGAGCTACCATACCCCAACATTCTACAACATTAGCACCATTGATGCCATTGTAATTGAATACTTGAGCATTTGTTGGATACTTGATTGCAAAGAAACGGTTCACCATAAAATGATGTCTTTTCTTATTATGGTTCTTAATTGCTCTAAATTGTTCTGGCTTAGTAAACATTATTTTTACAAAGTCAAATAGTTTGGTTTCGTCTAACATGTGTGTTATATGCTAAAAAATGGGCAAGTTTAATCTTGCCCATTGGTTAATATTTGGAATGCCTCTTCATAAGCCCAACTTTTGTCTCTGGTTGGATTCAGGACTAGTAAACTTGCAGCAACCTTAATTACTTGTTCTCTAATCCCATATGAATGTGCCTCTATTAAGATCTCTTCAATGATCTCTTCATTAGTCATTAGAAAAGATTGTTAATTTTTTTAACTTGTGGTGTAGGTTGTTCCTGTTTTACAGTCTTCTTACCCATCAATTTCATTGGTTCTTTCTTAGGTTCTTCTGGAATATCCATACCTGCAAAAGGATCTGGAGCAAAACTACCTTTATCCGTTAACCAATTTGTACCTTCTAGGATTTTCTCCATGTCCACTACACTTTCGATATTGTCTAACGCACCTTCCCAGTCTCTTTCAATTGCACCATAAATTGCTTTTTGAATTGGATCTGGAATAGTTTTAGTATGCAATAACATTAATGCAATATTATTAGAAAGGCTACTCTTGATTAGATTCTGATTGCCATGGCCTACAACTCGGTAAATGATGTCAACCAATTTATCTTTGTATTCGGAAGAGAATAAGTTTTCAATAGTAAAACCATTACATTCTTTAACGAATTGTGCATAGATTACTTCTGCCATTTTATCGGTAATAGAATATCTACGTAAAACTCCGCCTTTCATTTCTTTTTGCCAAGTAACTACAGACGCTATATTATCTGACTTGTCACCTACTAGGATCTTAGTAAAGATAAACTCGTCGCAGTTAACTTCACTTACCTCAATTTTATTGTTGGTAATCCAGTCTAGAATTTGACGTTGATACTGATCTCTCATCATATGTTGACCGCCCATGTTGAATAACATGTCATCATTTGTTAATTGAGCTGCAGCAGAATCTTCCATATCCTTGATGAAACCTTCATATCCAATTAGACTCTTTCTAGTATTGTAGTACCACAGTGTATGTGCATCATTTGCAGTTGAGTAATTAACCAACTGAATTAAGTCACGGTCACCAGTCCAAACGATACAACTTTTACCACGATCGTTCAACATAGTTGACCAACCGAAAAGTACATCATCTGCTTCGGCACCTTGTACTTGTTGTACAGTGATACCTTTACTTGACAATACTTTTTGGAACTCTTCATAAACATAATACAGTGCAGTCCAATCCACTCCGTCACTTTGTTTACGAGTACCTTTATAATCAGCTTCTGGATATAGATCTTTACGCCATGATTTTGAATCCACAGCAAGAACAACATCATCCACGAATGTTCTTAATTTACGCATCTCTGATGCGAAGTCAATGGCAAGTTTACGCATGAACTGCGCTTTCTGCTTGTCATCGTCTAGTAACTTTCCACTCTTTGGCTTCGGCATAACAAATAGTCTGCTGAAGACGAAATAGTTACCGTCTATTAGTAATGTATGTTTTCCCACTTTCATCGTTTATGTCTTTAACTAGTGTAAATATAATAAAAAAGATTGACACTAGAAAACTTTTTTGCAAGTTTTTATGAGTTTATTATTGTTTGTATTTCATATATGCAGCTTAACATGGTAATCACCGGATCAATAACATGTACCCTCTGTGCTTGATGTTTAGCAACGGTGATAATGATCTGCGGAATATTTTTAACATATTGAGACTTCTCTTGTTGTATGTATTCGACAAATTCTTCACCTAATGTTTGTAGAACCTCATCTACTTTGTTGGCATAATTACTAACCATATATTGGTAGTTCTTAGCCGGATCAGTTTCTTTAAAGATCAATTCAAAAATGTCTTTATAAACCGAGTTAAATTTCTTAACATCTTCTACTGTAATGTCAATATTACCTTGTGTTTTGTAACCTTGTAGCTTGTTTAAGGTAGATCTAAGATCTGGAAAGTTTCTACGTACGAATTCTACTAATGCAGCTTTATCGATTGTCATACCTTCTTTACCACAGATTTCATATACGCGTTTGATATACTTCTTGGTCAATTCCGACTCTTCTTCTTTATCAAAATCAAAGTTAATAACTTCAAATCGGCTTAAGATTGGATCTGGAATCTTATTAATATAATTACAAGTTGCAATAAACCTAGAATTGCTAGCAAATGTTTCCATAGTTGCACGAAGTGCCTTAAAGAATTGATCAGATACACCATCGACCTCATCTAAGATAACAACTTTAAACATACCAGGTTTATCCATAATTGAAATTGTTGAACAAAAATCAATGATTCTAGTACGGATTACTTCTACTGATGTATCTGTAGATGCGTTAATGTATAAATAAGGTAATTCAAACTGATTAACCAACGCTTTAGCTGTAGAAGTCTTGCCAGTTCCTGGACTACCAGCAAATAACATATTTTGTACTAGACCATCTTTGAATTTATTCATTACTCTCGCTGGTAAGATTAAATCATCTAGATTTTTAGGTCTATATTTTTCAGTAAAGAGTTGATTTATTGACTTCATATTATTTCTTTTGATGATTATATAGCCAGAGTCTGATAGTGTTTCATTGATAAATACTATATGGCAAAGTCTTATTTTGATATTGAAATACTTAGAACTAACGGTCCTTATCCAAAAAACAGGTATGGCATAGTTCTGAAGCCGCTGATGAAGCTTTATAGAAAATTCTTAGTGGAACATCGTCATATTAAGAAGTGGTCTCAGAGCGATCAATTTGTATCCTGTGTACTTAGAATGCAGAGGCCTATCATTAAGAATAGCAGTGTATTAAAACTGTATGTTGACCATGATAGTAAGCAAGTTCTTTCCATGAGTGATTACTTAACTAAATCTAATGAAGTCAATTGGATTTGTGCAATCTCTAGTAAACCTATCAAGGCTAAATTTATGGACTTTGATCTTAAGAACTTTATCCATGAAGAATATTATGATGTACTAGATGCTCCAATGGTAGATAGTAGAATCTTAAAGTCCTCAATTGAGTTTCGCAAAAAATGCAAAGAACTCCTGCTCAAAGAGAGACAGGAGTTCCTTATACTTGCCAAGAAAAACGCTAAGCGTAATCTTGAATAAATTACATTAATTTTCTAAACTTATCAGAGATAGAAGATGTCTTGAATTCAAAAGATTCAAGTACTGGTTCCATGTTAATAGTCTTTTCAAGTTCAAATAAATCAGATTCTAATAATTTGATATAATTTGGATTAGCAAAAGTTTCTACTGATTCTGCTTGTAAACCTGCGATCTTATCTTCAATTTTCTTTTTCTTTTCCGGATCTGTTGTTTTAGCTAATAGAGCTTTATATCTGTTAACCATATCATCTTTAGAATTCTTTTCCGGTTGGTCCGTAGGTTCTTCAGTAGCTTCTTTATCAGTAGCTTC